GTGTTATCTGTGATACCAACGCACCAGAAGAAGACCATTGGTGGGCTATCATGTCAGGCGAAGTTCCAATACCAGACCACATACCTAGAGAGCAAGCAACAATGTTAGTCAAACCTGATAACTGGACTTTCTATACACAGCCAGCAGCAATGAAAGAAAACTTAGGAGAAAAGGGCGAAGTATTATCCTATTCCCCAACCTCTAAAGCAGAAAATAGTAAGAACATATTACAAAGCTATTATCCAAATATTGTAAGAGGTAAAACAAAAAGTTGGATAGATGTGTATGTAATGAATAGGCTTGGCATGATTCAAGATGGTAAACCAGTTTATCCAGACTTTGTAAGTGATACACATATTGCAGAGGAAGAAATACCTATTGCTGCTGGAGTACCTCTTTATATTGGAATTGATTTTGGTCTTACTCCTTCTGCTGTGTTTGGACAGAAAGTTCGAGGGCGATGGTTATTGCAGTCAGAGATTGTAGCTATTGATATGGGTATAGTTCGTTTTGCTGAACTTTTAAGACAGGAGATTGCTACACGATTTAATAGTCTTGATGTGTACATTTATGGTGACCCAGCTGGAGATTTTAGGGCGCAGACAGATGAGTCAACTCCATTTCAAATACTACGAGGTGCTGGATTAAAAGCAACGCCAGCTCCTAGCAACAGCATAGACCTAAGACTTGAATCTGTTTCTTCACAACTTACTAAGATGGTAGATGGTAAATCTGGATTGCTAATAGATAGAAGATGCCCTCAGATTATTAAAGGATTTCAAGGTGGCTACTGCTATAGAAGAATGCAAGTATCTGGGGAAAGATATGAAGATAAACCTGAGAAAAATATGTATTCTCACATACATGATGCTTTGCAATACTTAATGTTAGGTGCTGGAGAAGGACGAAGTTTGATGGCTGGACAAAAACCTTTAGGAGCTTTCAATGCAAGAAAAGGCTTTGATTTATTTAAAAGACCTAGTATTAGTAGAACTAGAACCTTTTTTGGAAATGATTTAAGGAGGTAGATATGTGTTTTGGTGGTGGTGGCAGTAGAACTCCTGAACCTAGACAAGAGGTCAGGGAAGAAACAAGACAAGCAAAAAAAGAAGAAGAAGAAGTAAAAATAAAAAATAGACAAGAAGCTCTTGAAAAAGAAGTCGAAACATCTGCACCAGTCAAAACAAGTTTATTCTATGATACTGGAGGAACAGTCTTTAGGAGAAGAGTTGGTCGAGGTTCATTATTTACAAGTAGCCCAGGGGGGTCTGGTTTTCTTTCACAGGGTAGAGAGCAAACACCTACAGGATTGAGAAGGTACTAATATGCATATTGGTATGCCAACAGAACCAAAAGCATTAGCTCAATATTACATGGAAAAGTTTGAAAAGGCGAAAGCTATTCGTCAACACTTTGAAGATGTCTATGATGATTGTTATGAATTTACTATGCCTATGAGAGAGACATTTAAATCTAAGACCATAGGAGAACGTAGAGATGAAAAGATATTTGATGAAACTGCTGTCGTTGGAGTACAAGAATTTGCATCAAGACTACAACAAGGACTTGTCCCCAACTTTGCTCGTTGGGCTGATTTTACTGCTGGCTCAGAAATACCAGAATCAGAACGAGATGCAATCAACAATCAGCTTGAAGAAATAACTGAGTTTGTTTTTGAGATACTACAGAACTCAAACTTTGCACAAGAGGTTCATGAATCATTTATGGATTTGGCTGTTGGTACTGGTGTGCTTTTTGTTTCTGAAGGGGATGCTGTTAATCCAATTACTTTTTCTGCTATACCATTACCGCATGTAGTTCTTGATGTTGGTCCAAATGATAATATTGACCATGTATATAGAGAAAGAAATGTAAGGTATTCTGATTTGCATATTTTGTTTCCTGATATTGAGTTGCCACAAGAGTTGCAAAATTCAATGATGGCTAGTCCTGACCAAAAAACAAAACTGTTAGAAGTTGTTTGTAAAGATTATTCAAAGTTAAATGAAGATGCTTTTTTATATGTATGTATAGAAACAGCAACAAAGACAGTTCTTAAATCAGAATCATTAACTGGAACTGGAAGTAATCCATATATATGTTTTAGATGGAATACATGTTCTGGTGAGGTATATGGAAGAGGTCCATTATTCAATGCATTGAGTGCAATTAAGACTACTAATCTTACAGTAAAAGATATTCTTGAGAATGCTGCTATGGCAATAGCTGGTATATATCAAATGGATGATGATGGTGTTATAAACCCAGATACAATTAATCTTGTGCCAGGGACTGTCATACCAAAAGCACCAAATTCTCAAGGACTACAACCTATTCGACAAGCTGGTGATTTGAACTTTACTAATTTTATTTTGAGTGACATGCGTAATAATATTAAGAAAGCATTGTATAATGATATGCTTGGTAATCCAGATAGAACACCAGCTAGTGCAACTGAAGTTGCAGAAAGAATGGCAGACTTAAGTAGACGAATGGGTTCTGCTTTTGGAAGATTGCAAGCTGAAATGGTACAGCCAGTTTTAGCTCGTGTAGTATATATACTAAAGAAACAAGGTCGTATAGAACTGCCAACATTAAATGGCAGACAAATAAAAGTTAAGTCAATATCACCATTAGCACAGGCACAAGCAAACTCAGATATATCTGCTATAGCAAGATGGTTAGAATTAGTTGGAGGAGCATTTGGTCCACAAGTAGTTAATCTTTTGGTAAATAGTGAACAGACTGCTGCACATCTAGCTAAGAAGTTTGGTGTCCCTGATACGCTAATAAGAGATGTTGCTGAACGACAACAAATAGTTGCTGCTGCTCAACAGATGGCACAACAACAAATGCAACAACCACAACAAGCTATGGGTCAAGGAATGGAGGAAGCACCAAATGAACAAATCGCTGCAGAATGAAACAAAAGCAATCTCAAGTAGATTTGATGGATTCCCAAGAAGCAAGGATGATGAGGATACTATAAGCCTTAACATGCATGCTTTATTCAACTCACCAGTTGGAAAAGAAGTATTGAAATATTTACGCAGTATAACTATTGAAGCAGTTCATGGTTCAGCAGTAACTGATGAAGTTTTAAGACATGCAGAAGGTTCGAGGTTTATTGTAGGTGTTATTGAAAGACGAATAGCACATGGTGATAAAGTAGCAAGAGAGGATTAAAATGAGTGAAGACCAAACAACAGAAGAAAATGTTTCACGTGAAACAACAGTCGGACAACAAATAGAAACAAATAATACCCCTACAACCCCTACAACCTCTACAAGTGAATCAGCACCAACAGAGGAACAGAGTGTTGAATCTATGGGGGAAAGACCAGCGTGGTTGCCTGAGAAGTTTAAATCAGCAGAAGATATGGCAACCTCTTATTCACAACTTGAAGGTAAGTTAAGTCAGAAAGAAGAAGACATAAAATCACAAGTTATGAAAGACTTGGAAATAGAAGCATATAAAGACAGACCTGAGAAGAAAGGTGATTATATATTACCAGAAGGTATTGATGATGAGTTAGCAAGAAGTAATGAGTTGCTTGAGTGGTGGGCTGACCAATCATTCGAAAATGGATATAGCCAAGATGAGTTTGCTGAAGGCATTGAAATGTATAAAAAAGCAATGAATATTGGAATGTCTGACCCAGAAGCAGAAATGAAAACACTTGGTGACAATGCAAAAGAAAGAGTACAAGCAGTAGAACTATGGTCAAATAAGTTCTTTACACCAGAACAACATGCTGAGATTGCAACATTATGCTCAACAGCCGAAGGTGTTAAGGCTATGGAAACTGTTATTAATGCTCTGAAAGGTAGCCAGTCTATAGGTGATACTGCACCTACTGGTCAGCAAAATGAAGCTGGATTAAGAGAGATGATGAAAGATGAAAGATATTGGAGCATGACAAAGCGTGACCCAAACTATGTCCGTCAAGTAGAAGAAGGTTTCCAAAAACTATACAATAAATGACATACATTCAGAAAGGACAGTTTGAGTTCAGACCATGTAAACTTTCTGATGTAGACCATCTTGTTAATAATTTAAGGCTATCTGATATAAGAGAGTGTGCGTTAGTTGGTGCATCTCCAGAGATGGCACTTGCTGTTCCTTTTATGGAAGATGGTGCAAAGGGATTTACGATAACACATAAAGGTATTCCCATTGCTATGTGCGGTGTTACACCTCTCGATGATGTTATGCATGTTGGTAGAATATGGTTTCTTGGTACTAACTTAGTCGATAAATATATGCTGACTATTACCAAACACAGTAAATTAATACTTTCATTTCTTAAAATAGACTATGATTTTGTAGAAAACTTTGTACCACAAGACCAAATATCAACAATAAAATGGCTGGAAAGTATGGGATTTCATCAAGAAGAAGACCCATATTACTTTGATTCTGTACCCTTCATTAAACTTTTCTATTGCAATTTAGATAATTTTGAGCAAAGAATTAGTAAGTCAAGACCCACTATGCACTAAGTGACCCCTTGTGGACAATCATGTTGAGGTGCAAAACGGACAATCAGCGA